ATCTTCTGGCTGAAGAACCGGCGAAGCCAAGAGTGGCGCGACAAGACGCTCACCGAACTCACCGGCAAGGACGGAGCTGCAATCGAGATCAACCAGAAGGTGCGGGAAGATGCTGATGCTGTCACCAGCGCAATTGCTGGCCTCGTTGAGCGAGCAAGAGCGGCAGGAGTGGCTAGCTCAACTCAGCACTGAGCAGCTTGCTTCCCTAAAATACGACTGGCGGTTCTGGGCGAGGCCGGGTCAGCTTCCGCCTGATGGCGATTGGAGAACGTGGCTGGTTCTGGCGGGACGTGGTTTTGGCAAGACCGAGATTGGCGCTCAGTGGATACGCGAGAGGGTGAGAGACGGCGCGAAGATGATTGCGCTGGTTGCGGAGACCCAGAAGGATCTTGAAGAGGTCATGATCCCTCGCCTGATCAAGGTGTCTCCGGAAATCGAGGCTCCCGAAGTTCGCTACAAGCCAGTTCGGATCAAGTGGCCTAGTGGTGCTGTTGCCTACGGATACAATGGGACCGAGCCGGACCAGCTTCGCGGACCTGAGTTTGATACTGCATGGGTCGATGAGTTGGCGAAATACTCCAAGGCCAGAGAGACGTGGGACATGCTGCAATTCACCATGCGGCGCGGCGTCCCGAAGGTGCTCGTTACGACGACGCCCCGGCCAATCCCGATCATCAAGGACATTATGGCGAAGGCGGGGACGGCCGTGACTAGGGGAAAGACGCTCGACAATGCCGATAACCTGGCACCTGAGTTCATCGAGGACATCATGGCGAAATATGCCGGAACGAGGCTCGGTAGGCAGGAGCTTGACGGCGAGATCGTTGACGACGTTCCCGGCGCTCTGTGGACACGGGCAATGCTCGACACGACGCGGGTTGCACAAGCTCCGGAGATGGTTCGTGTAGTCGTAGCGATCGATCCAAGCGGAACCGATGGCAACGATGAGGGTGACGATATTGGAATCGTGGCTGCTGGCCGGGGAATAGATGGGCGCGGCTATGTGCTGGAGGATTGCACCTGCAAGCTATCTCCGGATGGATGGGCTCGCAGGTCAATAACGGCCTACCATCGCCACCAAGGCGACAGGATCGTTGCTGAGCGCAACTTCGGCGGCGCGATGGTTGGGGCTGTTATCCGGGCCGCTGATGGCTCCGTTCCGTTCAAGGAGGTGGTTGCGAGCCGGGGGAAGTCGGCAAGAGCTGAGCCCGTGTCGGCGCTGTATGAACAGGGACGGGTGAGCCATGTCGGGGCATTAACCGCGCTTGAGGACGAGATGTGCCTGATGACGGGCAGTGGATTCGTCGGCGAGGGATCGCCTAACCGCGTTGACGCGCTGGTTTGGGCGCTGACTGAGGTAATGCTTGGGTATCAGCCTCCTAAGACGGACAGCGGACACGTTGACATTCCCTCACTCGTAACTGGATTTCGACGCTAACGCTCGGAAACTCGGCGCGGCCAATTGGCCGCCAGTAAGTCCGCAACATGGCCGAAACCCATGGCAACCGGGACAACCGGCTAGAGAAAGTCCACGCCCGCGCAGTCAAGCGCATGGACATGGTGTGGGTGGTCCAGAAGGACGAGCGCCGGGAATGCCTTGACGACCGCCGCTTCTGCGCGATCCGTGGCGCTCAATGGAGCGATGAATGGTCCACCCAGTTCGAAAACGCTCCCAAGCTGGAGATCGACAAGACCAAGAAGGAGCTTGAACGGCTCTATTCGGACTATCGCAACAACCGGATCAACGTCGATTTCCGCCCAGACGATGACGACGGCGACGACCAGACCGCCGAAGCGTTGGATGGCCTCTACCGCGCCGACTTCGAGGATTGCGGGCAAGAGGCTTTGGACAATGCCTATGATGAAGGCACCGCCGGCGGAATCGGAGCGTGGAGACTTCGCGCCGATTACGAGGACGAGTCCGATCCCGACAACGATTACCAGCGCATCTACTTCGAGCCGATCACGGACGCGGATCAGCGGGTCTATTTCGATCCGGAATCGAAGCGGCAGGACAAGGCAGATGCAAAGTGGTGCATCGTCCTCACTCCGGTAAGCAAGGAGGCTTACGAAGAGGAATACGAGGGCAAGGCTATCTCCGCGTTCGGGGATTGGCCGGTCTACACTGGTGACGGCTTCGTCTGGCGCAACGAGGACACGGTTTACATCGGAGAATATTACGAGGTCGATCTAACCAAGGCGCAGAAGTTCACGCTGTCTCACCCAGTGATTCAGGATGAAAAGACGCTCATCGATCCAGACGAGGAGCTGCTTAAGCAATTGAAGGCCGAAGGGTGGTCGGTAGAGCGTGAGCGGACGATCAAGAAGCCAAAGGTAACGAAATACACGCTCACCGGCAAGGAAGTGATTGCCGAGGAACTGATACCCGGACCGAATATCCCGATCATCATCTACATCGCCAAGCGGCAGGTGGTCCAGAACATCGAACGCTGCTCCGGCTATGTCAGGAAGGCGAAAGACCCGCAGCGGCAGTATAACGCTCTGGTCTCGCAGTTGGCGGAGATTTCAGCCTCAAGCCCGGTTGAGCGCCCGATCTTTGATCCGGAGCAGATCGACGGCAATATTGCGCAGAGGTGGGCTGAGGCGAACGTAAAGCGCCATCCATACGCACTAGCGAAGGCTCTCAGGAACCCGGACGGCACGATTGCTCACCTTGGACCGATAGGCTCGGTCACTGCTCCGCAGGTTCCCCAAGCAACCGCAGCGCTGATCCAGATCGCCGGTTCTGACATTCTCGACCTCACGGGATCGTCTGAACAACCGAATGAGGTTCCGGCCAACACCTCTGCTGAAGCAATCGAGCTGGTCAACACCCGCGTTGATGATCGCACGTTCATCTACCTCGACAGCTTCGCCAAGGCCGTAAGGCGGTGCGGCGTCGTTTGGAAGGGAATGGCCGGGGCTCTGTATGTCGAGGAAGGCCGCAAGATGCAGGCCATCGATACGCAGGGAGGGCGGGATTACATCACCATCGGCCAACCCGCGATTCACGACGACAAGAGCTATGGTGTGCAGAACCTGTTCGACGGGCCGTATCGCTGCGTAGTGGACGTTGGGCCGTCCTCCCAGACGCGCCGCGATGCGACAGTTCGTTCGATGCTTGGAATTGCCGAGATCGCCGCGAAGGCTGGTGACGTTCAACTGTCCCAAGGCGCAATCCTATCCGCTGTCTCCGAAATGGACGGCGAGGGCATTGACGACTTCAAGAAGTGGATTCGGATGCGCGCCATTCAAATGGGTGTCGTTCAGCCGACCGATGAAGAGAAACAGGAGATGGCGCAGCAGCTCCAGGCGGCACAGCAGCAGCCGAGTCCGGAAGAGCAGCTTGCGGCCGCCAAGGCTCAGGACCTCATGGCATCGGTAGACCAGCGCAAGGCTGATACGGTACTCAAGGTTGCCCAAGCCCATGCCGTCGGGGGTCCGGACGCCGTTCCCGACACACCTACGGGCCTAACGCATGTGAAAACCATAGCTGACATCAGCAAGACTGCGGCAGAGACGGAAAACCTTCGCCAGCAGACGGCGCTGGAGCCGACAAAGCTACAGATCGAGGCCGTGAACGCGCACACAAATCGCCTGAAGGCAGCGCAACATCCGCTCGGAAAGTCGGCAGCATAATTTTTGACAAGATACCCTTCGCCAATCGGCAGCCACCAGCCGCAACGGTGAGAGAGAAGGGTCTTTATGGCAGAAATGCAGGGCGAAACGCCAACCGCAGAGGATGAAGTTCTCGAATTGACGGAGGAAGTCGAACCTTCCTCAGAAAGCGAGGCGGAAACCGAACCGGAAAGCATTGATGACGAAGAAGTCATCGTTTCGTTCGGCGACGAGGCCGCGCCAGCCTCAGAGGAACGGGATTCCGAAGTTTTACGGAACCTCCGAAAGCAATACCGCGAAGTGGTCCGCGAGCGCGATGCTCTCAAACAGCAAACCGCGCCCAAAGTCCCCGATGCGGGGCCTGAACCGACACTCGAAGCCTGCGATTGGGACGAGGACAAGTTCAAGTCATCCTGGCGTGAATGGAATGCCCGCAAGGAAGCTGAGGAGGCAACAAAGTCTGAAGCTGAAAAGCAACAGGCTGCCGCGCGTGAGAAATACCAGGCGAAAGTCGCCGCCTTTGCCGAACAGAAGCAATCGCTTCCGGTCAAAGACTTCGACGATGCCGAGGCCGAAGTGCTTGGGGCATTGAACCAGGCGCAGTTGGCAATTCTCATTCACGGTGCCGAGAACAAGGCGCAGTTTGTCTACGCGCTCGGCAAGCATCCGGAAAAGCTGAAGGCTCTCGCCTCGATCCACGACCCAATCGAATTTGCTTTTGCAGCAGCTCGACTCGAAGGACAGGCGAAGATGGAGCGTAAACGACCGGCAACAGGCCCGGAAAGCCGCGTTACAGGTGCGGCCAAGCTGGCCCATGCCGACGGTGCGCTATCGGACAAGCTGAGCGCCGAAGAGTGGGCGAGACGCCGCAACAAGCAACTTCGCGAAGCACGCCGCCGCTAACTCTCAACCCAGATTCCACGCCGTGAGGCGTCGAGTCCCTCAGATGGATTACTTCAATGGCGAATACGATTCTCACTCCGACCGCAGTGACCCGTGAGGCGCTGCGCATTCTCCACCAGAAGCTCAACTTCGTCGGCACGATCACTCGCGACTACGACAGCAGCTTCGCCCAGAGCGGTGCTCGCATCGGCGACACTCTCAAAATCCGCAAGCCGAACCAGTTCACCGTGCGTTCGGGTGCCAACCTCTCGACTCAGGATGTTACCGAGCAGTCGGTTTCACTCCAGATTTCGCAGCAGAAGGGCGTTGACGTTCAATTCAGCTCGGTTGAGTTGACTTTGGACCTCGACGACTTTTCGGCTCGCATTCTGGACCCGGCGATGTCGGTCCTCGCGGCCAACATCGAAGCCGACGCGATGTCCATGTACAAGGACGTTGCCAACTCGGTCTGGAACGGTGCGTCGGCCCTTACGCTGGCGAAGGTTCTCGCTGGCCGTAAGATCCTCCAGAACGCGCTTGCTCCGCTCAATGCCAGAACGGCGAACCTGAACACTCAGGATAACGTCGATATGGTGAGCGACACCAAGGGTCTGTTCCAGGACTCCACGGCAATCGCCGAGCAGTATCGCGAAGGCTACATGGGCCGCACCGCTGGGTTCGACTTCATGGAAAACACCCTGTGGCCTGCTCACACCCGTGGTGCAGCCGGAACCGGCTATCTCGTCAACGACACCTATGCCGCTGGCGATACCGCGATCACCGTTGATACCGGCACTGGTGCTGCGAAGAAGGGCGACGTGTTCACGATTGCGAGTGTCAATCGTGTTCATCCGGAGTCGAAAATCTCCACCGGCATTCCGTACCAGTTCGTTCTGGGTGCGGACTTCGCGGGTGGCTCGGGCGATCTCACGCTCGGGCAGGCAGTCTATGCCTCCGGGCCGCTCCAGAACGTCGATGCGCTTCCTGCCGATAATGCCGCGATCACCTGGCTCGGCACGGCCTCGACCGCCGTTGGCACGTCTCTTCTGTATCAAGAGGGCGCGTTCGCTTTCGCGACTGCCGACCTTCAGATGCCGAACGGCGTGGACTTCGCAGCTCGGGAAGTCATGGACGGAATCTCCCTGCGTATCGTCCGCGACTACGACATCAGCACGGACAACTTCCCGTGCCGTATCGATGTCCTCTACGGCTACAAGACGCTCCGCGCCCAGTTGGCGTGCCGTCTGCACAATAACTAAGAGCGGCAATCCCTCCTAACCGCTCGGAAAGTCCGCGCTCCTAACGGGGCGCGGATATTCCCCTAGGGATGGCGGACATCATCCTCACCCCGAAAGCTCCGGGCGAAACGGTCCGCTACGACGTTTCCTTTCCAGAGATCGATCCCGACACGATCACGTCGGTTATTTGTTCGGTCACGTCCGGCACGATCTCCATTTCGACCGATCTCCAGTATGGCGATGCGGACGTTTACCCAATCGTCTCTGGCGGCGCGAGCGGCGAGACCGCCGTTTTCACCGTCACGATCCAAACCGGCCTCGGTCAGACGCGCATCAAGACATGCTCGCTTTTCATAGCCACCAGCGCGGACTCGTCGGGGCCGGAT